TTACATCGGCACCCGAACGGTCACCTTGCGGGGCCGTTCGCTGCCGCTGCCCTGGACCAGAACCGTCACGATACAGGTCTGACCGTCGGAGGAAGGCTGGGCGGAAAGCAACTGCCCCCCGGTCTCGCGCAGGACACGCGATGCCGCCGAGCCACAATCGCCGGCAACCAGCACCAGATAGTCGCGTGCGGGAGCCGTATCGGCCTGGAAGGCGAGGAAAACCCCCAAGCCGGCGGCCAATGTCGCGATAATCGGCAGTCGTGCCATGTCTACAGTTTCCGCTCACGAGACGATAAGGGTCATGTCCAAAGCATGTGATGGATTATGTAGCCAAAGGCGGCTGAATGGCAAATGAATGCTCGGTAATGCTGGTAACGGAGCGTCATATCACCCTAACCGTTGTATCGGCCTTCAGCCGGCCGTAGAGCGCAAGAAGGCCGCCAAACGTGCCTGCGAGCGTTACAGCCGCATCGGCGATCTGGCCCTGCGCGTCGGTTCCGAGATCGATCCCGAAGGCGTGCAGAACCGAAGCGAAGACGGCGATCAGCGCGCCCCAAACGGTTCTCGACCGATACCAGGCCTTGACCGGATCGTCACCCGCGGTTTGACCAGAACCCTCTGATGCACTCATTTCGTTCGTACCGTTGTCCATCTCGCATCTCCTTCGGGTAGCCTACAAGTTGATCACTGCGGTCACGGGTATTCCGAGAGGCACCGCACGCCCCATCTGCCAGACCCGCAGGCGAAGGCGTGGCTGCGGGTCACCGAAATCGGCAAGCTCATCCTCTGCCGGGTAGAGAAAGGCGGGCTCGTCCACCTCCCGCGTTCTGCGCACGCCGTCTTCGTCGAGAACCTCCACCCGATAGCGCTCGAAAGGCTCGTCGAGAGGAATGTCGGCCGCGTCCCAATCGTCGGCCTCGATCCGCGAACGGCGGACCCAGCGGACCAGTATCGCGGACGCCGTGCGCCGGGCCGCCAGATGCACGGGGGCGAGCGGCGTTTCCGCCCGCAGCCCACCGCTGAAATGGACCGGGCCGTTGCGTCCGCCGGCCCCACTCATGCCTTCCACCAGCCAGTTCAGGCTCAGCCCCCGTTCGGCTGCGGTCAATCCGAGCGGCACGACCGCCTCGTCGAGAATGACCACTGGCGATCCGGCGCTCGCTCCGGCGTCCATCGCGTCTTCCGTACCGGCCAGTCCCCGCAGAAGCCGGTCCAGGCGCCAGATACCCGGCGCTGTTTCCATTGCCTCACCGTAGCCGATCACTTCCCAGGCCCCGTTGGCGGATTGCACTGCCAGCAGGTTCTCGCCGTTCAAGACGGAGCGGTCATCGACGGAGGAAAGACCGCCGAAGAACAGCTGCAGCTCGAGGCTGGCGGCTCGCTGGAAACGGCCAAGCGGACCCGGATGCAGGTCCCGCGTCAGCAGACCCATTCGAGCAGGCCGATCGAGCCTTGTCCGAAGACGGTAGCCATCGCTCCCCGGCGAAGAGGACAGGCCGAGCCCCCGCCATGGACGGCCATAGGCGGCTGCCCGGGCGAAATCCGAGGCGGCGCCGGCTGCATACCTTGGAAGATCGAGCCAATAGACGAGCGGCGCAAACCCGGCGGAGGCGGCGCTGTCGTCGGTTCGGCGCGTCGCCTGCCCCGAGCGATCGGCGGGAGCAAGCGGCGCGTGATGGCTTGCCTCGAACCGGCGCGTTTCTGCCTCCTCGATCCGCCCCACGATGAAGGTACCGCTCGGCCCCTCCTCGCCCGGCAGCGTCAGCTGCACCGCATCGCCGGGCTCGACAGCAATCTCAGCCGGTGAGAGCGAGAAGTTGAGCATCCGGCGAGAAATCCTCTGGCCGCGAAGCACTGCCTCGGCCGCGCCAAGCGCCGTTTCCTCGCTCAGCGTTGCCGGGAGGTCATGGGTCAGAACGCGCTGGCCCGCTGCCTCCAACCGCCGCGAGCGCACGCTCGCCTGCTCGTAGTCGAGGACCGGGTTGTAGGAGGTCAGCACGACCTGCGCAGGGACGTCGCTGTCGTGGCCGCGATGCTCCGACCACAGCGCCTCGTCCTCAACGTCTGCTAGCACTTGAAGATTTCGCGGCACAAGGCTGGCTGAGAGCCGGGAGCGAAAGCGCAGGCGGCCGCCGTCCTCGACGACATCCACCTGAAAGGCTTCCAGCAGAGGCTCGATCACGGCCCGCGCCGACGTTACCTCCGCTTGGATGTAACCCGTCACGTCGCCGCTGACGCAGGATATGTCGAAGGCGTCAAAACCGTGGTCGGCGAGAATCGCGGCGATGAGATCCGCCAGCGTCGTGCCGCCAAGGCGACCGTTCAGCCAGTGGCCGGTGCGCCAGTTGGCGCCATCGCTCCAGATGGACAGGTCATCCGGGAAGGCCGGAGAAGGACGCGCGTCCCATGTCCACACGAAAATATGCCCGGGATCGACCATGCCGGACGTCGCATCGCTCCCCTGCCACCAATTGTGATGGGCCTGGAGGAAGCGCCGCTGCAGTGCGTCGGCGCGCGCGCCGCAGGAGAAGTGCGGCGAGGCGCTTTCGGCGGATTTCGGATCGATGAAGACATTCGGCTGGTTTGCGCCCTTATCGACGGCAGGGCAGCCGAGTTCGGTGAACCAGATCGGCTTCATCCCAGGCTGCCAGGCGGTTGCAACTGCCGCCTCCTGCCCGCTCGACCTCTCGTGATGCAGGTTCGACCACCAGCCTTCCAGATCCTTGTGGCGGAAGACCCAGGGCTTAGCCCCCAGTCCGTCGGTGATCGGCGTGCGGCGCCGCGCCGCCCGATCGGTGTCGCTCGCATAGTACCAGCCAAAACCTTCGCCGGCGGCAATCTGCCGCTGCATCGCCTGCTCGTCATCGGCGCAGAGAAAGCCGTCCGGATTGTCGGCCGACAGGTCCTCGTCGCGCCAGTCGGCGAGCGGCATATAATTGTCGATGCCGACCGCATTGATATCCGGAGAAGCCCAGAGCGGGTCGAGATGGAAGAAGACATCGCCGGACCCGTCCGTCGGATGATAGCCGAAATACTCGCTCCAGTCGGCGCCGTAGGTCAGCTTGGTCGCAGGACCGAGCACGGCCCGCACATCCGCCGCCAGCGCCACGAGTTCCTCGACAAAAGGAAACCGGTCCTGCTCGTCCCGCACTTGAGTCAGTCCCCGCAGCTCCGAACCGAGGATGAAGCCATCGACCCCGCCCGCCTGCTCGGCCAGCGCCGCGTAATGCAGGACCATGCGCCGGTAGCCATCGGGGCTCCGGCTGAAGGCTTGCGCCTGCTCCCTGGCGGCCGCCGTCCTGTCTGCCCTCGCAGGGCGTCCCGGTGCCGGATGGCAGGTGATCCGTCCGCGCCAGGGAAATGCTGCCTGCTCCGCATCGCCATAAGGGTCGGGCAAACCGTTCCCCGGCGGGATGTCCATCATCAGGAAGGGATAGAGAAAGACCTCCAGCCCCCTCTGTTTCAGGTCGGCAATCGCCTGACGGACGCTCGCATCGCTCGGCGTCCCTCCATAGGCCGGCCCCCCACCGACCGCGCTGACCAGATGCGCCTGCGCCCGCTCGAGGCCCGCCACCGACCAGGCGTGGCTTTCGTCGCGCCGCACTACTACCTCGACGCCCGGCAATATGCGGCAATCGCCTGCCCGCAGGTCCGTGCCGAACCAGGAAACGACCAGCGCCACGCGTTGAAGGTTCGGGCAGAGCGCCTGCAGCTCATCCAGCGACGCCTCCCAGTCGGTGGCTGCCGTCAGGGTATTGCGGTTGAGCAGGCGCGCGCTCCCCTCGCCGCTCTTTTCGCTGACCACCGTGGTCGCATAGCCGTGCTCGGTCGCGCCCGGAATAAGCGTCACGGCGCGGATCTCTCGCTCCAGCCGGCCGGTCGGCCGCATCACCTCGAACTGCAGTACGGGAATGCGGTTGCCGAAGCTGTCGAGCGGCAGCCTTTCGAACACGACATAGGCGAGGCCGCGATAGGCCGGCGCCATGCCCTCTCCCTGCTTGGCCTCGATCAGCGGATCGGGCAGCTGCGTCTCGTCGCCCTTGTAGACGCGCATCTCGATGCCCGTCAGGTCCAGTTCGCGTCCATCCGCCCAGACACGCCGCACATGCGCAATCGGCCCCTCGCAGAGGCCGATGGCAAGATTGGCGTAGTAGCGGAATGTTTCCACCCGCGGCCCCGTCGCCTTGGCGCCGGAGCGCTCGCGCGTGACCTCTTCCTCGAACCGGGTGGCCCAGATCAGCGTGCCGCCAATCCGCGCCGTTCCGTAAAGGCGGCTCACCGCGGTTCCCTCGTCCGCCCCGGGCAGACGCGCGGTGGCAAGCCGTGCGCCGGAAATGGTCGTACCGCCATTGATGAGAGCGTGGTCGATCACGCTGCCGGCCAGTGCCCCGGCTGTTCGGCCAAGCAGCGCGCCCACGGGACCGAAGACACCGCCGAGAGCGGCACCGGCCGCCTGGAAGAGAAGTGTGGCCATGATCGTCCTTCGCAGCGGCGGCGCCAGCCCGCGGAAGGGTCTGGATGCTCGCTCGGATTGTTGTAGCGTGAGAAAATTCGGGAGCAGAAGCAGCACGCGCCGCGCTTGCGGATAACCCGGACGTGCTGGTCAATAGCCGTCCGTAATCAACGATCCGATACCGACGGAAACCGGAAGACCGCCGCCACGCGCCTTCGCCACGAGGGCACGAGTGCCGATCGGGTCACCGCCGCCTGCTCATAGGCATGGATGAAGTGGCGCGGCCCGCACAGGATGCCCACATGTTTGGCCGCGCAGTCAGATCGCCAGCGGAACAGCAGAAGATCACCCAGTTGCGCATCCGCAAAGCTGTCGAGTGGCAGGAAGTGCCTCCGCGCCGCGCCGAGCAGCCGGTCCTCGCGACCGCGCTCAGCCCAGTCGGGCGCATAAGGCGGCACAGGCTCTGGCTCCTGGCCATAGAGCTCCCGCCACACTCCGCGGATAAGCCCGATGCAGTCGCAGCCGACCTGCCTCTGGGCACCCTGGTGGCGATAGGGTGTCCCAATCCAGCCCTCGGCGATCCGCAGGATGCGCAGGCCCTGCCCTTCAGTCGTGTTCATTCGAAGATCCGGCCGCCGTCATGAACCCGCTCCCCGTCGGCATAGGAATAGGCGAAGTCCGAGCCCGGTACGTGCGGGAAGCCGCGGAAGTTCAAATGATTGTCGAAGCGTGTGCGGCAGGTGGCAAAGCTCTTGTCGCAGCCCGTCGTTACCGTCACCGCCGTGCCGATGACAGGAGGCTCCTCCAGCGGAAGCCACAGCGTCAGTTCCGCGATCCCATTATCCATCCGGCGATGCGTTTCGATCTCGGCGGTGATCCCGCCGACAAGATCGAGCCTACCCCTGTCGAAGAAGTCTGATGGGAAGCCCGCAAGGCCTGACGCGCGGATCAGGCTCGGCGCTGCCGCTTCCGTCACCAAGCCCTGCCCGCGCCAGGCATCGAGGTCGATGCCGCAGCGCCGGTCGCCAAGGCTTGCGTCGCAGCGCCTGTTGTAGACCCGTCCCTGCGGCTGACCCAGCCGATGCGCCAGGTTGCGCAGTTCGGCGCGAAACTGGCCACCCGCCCGCACAACCTCGCCGATCTCGCGCATGTTCAAAAGCTGGTTCTCATCCGGTGCCGCCCAGTTCACCAGAAAGAGCTCCACACGCGCGCCGTCGAAGCGTCCGGCGGCCAGATCCGCCTCGCTGATGGCAGCGCTCGAAAAGCCGCCCGAAACCTCGTCGGCGCTGGCAGCGAGGCCGCTCGTGCCCACGGCCTCACTTGCGGCAAAGCCACTCGCCGCCCGGAAGACCGTATCGTCGAAAGCAAGATCATGATCGTGTTCGGTGAAGCCAAGCACGAGACCGTCCCGGCGCGTCACCCGCCAGCAGTGGCAGGTTGTGGTCGCCTCCCCTTGCAGATGCGCCGCCAGCGCCTGTTGTACGCGTCTCATGCGAGGATCTCCGTGAGCGGAATGGAAGGAATACGGCCGGCCTCGAAATGCGCCAGATCCACCTCGATCCGGTCCGTGTCGAAACGTACGGGCACGTCGAACTCAAACCCGGCCCGGATGCTGGCGCCCACCGCCGGTATATGACTTGAGGCGAAGGTCACGACCCCGCTTGTCGGGTCAACGCCATAGCCGGATGGCTCGACCGACTCCCCGTCGATCGAGACAACCACGCTGCCGGCCACCGGCTTGGTGATGCCCCTTACCCAGCTGCCACCGCTGTCGCCATAGGTCTTGACGAGAGGAAAGCTGGCGGTGGTGCCGTCGCCGGTTCCCAGCAATTGGTCCACCGAAGAGACGGCCCTGTAGGGCGGGCAGGATTTCCAGTCGAGCGGATCGCGAAACCGGAAGCCGTGGAGCTGTCCGCTCCGCGCCTCGAAGAACTCCAGCACCGCATAGAGATCGCTCGACGATTTGACGCCCGTTCCGGCGTCGTAGCGCCTGCGGGAATCGCGCCATCGCTGGTTTCGCTGCTCGCGGCCATTGCTCAGGTTGACGATGTCCGTGCGCCGCATCGGCCCGCCGCTCGCCCCCAGCGCCAGCCGCAACGGAAAGCGCACCTCATGAAAACCGCTCATGCATCACCTCCCGCCGAACCCTGCCTTCGTCTTCCTGCGCATCACAGCCCGCGCCGTCCGCGCGCCACGCTGCGCGCCAGCATGGCCGAGATCTGGCCTTCGCTCTTTCGAAAGCTCGCGGCGTCGGTCGCCGTCACGTTGAACACGATGGACGGCTGCGAACCGCTGCCGGAGGCCGTCACGCCGAGGCTGCCGTCGGCGCCGCGCCGCAGCGGCAGGATGGCTTCGGCGCCCGCTTCGCCCATCAGGCCGGTGCCTGCTCCTGTCGAAAAATAGGTCGGCGCCCGCACCACGCCGCCATCGGCGAAGGCCGTCACCGAACCGGCAGCATTCAAGGCCCCACCCACGGCGTTGCCGATCAGGTTTTCAAGCGGCTTCAGGCCGGCCGAGAGCGCCACGTCGGCCAGGCGGTTGGCCAGCCCCTTCAGCACATCGTCGAGCCCCTTGCCGCCGCTGGTCGCATTCTTGAGGGCGCCGGTCAGCGCCGAGCCGAAGCGCTGCGACCGTGCCTCCAGGTCCGCCATGGTCTCGCCGAGCGCCCTTGCGCTCGAAAGGCTGCTTGAGAAATCCAGGTCTGCGTCATCCGCCATTTCGGTCTCCATCGGGAAAGTTTTCCATCAGCGCTTCCAGCCGCGCCCGGCCGATCGCCTCGCGGCCGGGCTTCAGCCCGCCCGCCATGGCGAAGAATTCGATCGGGGTGAGGCACCAGAAGCGGTCGGGCGTCAGCCGCAGCAGATGGAGGCCGACATGCATGGCTGCATCCCAGGGAAAGGGCGGCGGCATCGCATCTGCTGCGGCATTCAAGGGTTTGCGGCCGTTCCCCCTCCCGAGGGGGCGAAGGTGGCGGTGAGGAGATTACCGACGATCCGGGCACAGCCTGTCACGCCCTCGTCGAAACAGGCCGCCGCCACCTCGTCGTCGGAAAGAAGATTGCCGCCGCCCCGCAGACCGGCGCCGAGGATCCGGATCATGTCGGCAGCCTTCAGCCGGCCGCTCGAAAACCGTTCGGCAAGCATGGCAAGGTCAGCCGCTCCGAAGGCGGTCTCGAGTTCAGCGAGCGCGCCCAGCGTCAGGCACAGGATCCGCCGCTCGCCATCGATCATCGCCTCGACCTCGCCACGGCGCCGGTTCGCTCGTCCTCCGGCCGCTCCCATCAGCTCGCTCCGAAAACAAGACTGCCCGCCGATTCCAGCGCCAGCTCGAACCGTACCTCGCCATCGTGGTCGCCGGCATATTCCAGCGCTGCGATCTGAAACGGGCCGGTGATCGCGCCGAAATCGGGGATCAGGATCTGCCAGGACAGGATCGTCCCTGCGAAAAAGGCCGACCGCAGCAGCGCGTCGCTCGCCTGGTCCTTGAAAATCCCGGATCCGGAGAGGGAGGCACGCTGAATTCCGGCCCCTCCCAGCAATTCGCGCCAACGCCCGACGCTTTCCGCATCCGTGGCGTCCACCGTCCCGGCGTTGAATGCCAGCCGCTTGGTTCTCAAGCCCGCCACCGTCACGAATGTCCCGCCGTCGTTGATCTTCAGCAGCAGGTCCCTGCCCTTCTGTGCCACCATGGTCACATCCCTTTCATTGTGCGATGTTACGGCTTCTGCCGTCTGCCTTGGCCTGGTAAAAACGGGCCATCCGCTTCATGAGTCTTCATCCATGCCCCAGCCCGGCCAGCTGCGTTCGGCCCGCACCATCGCGGTTCTCGCCGTCACGCAAATCATCTCCTGGGGCACGAGCTTCGACATGCTCGGCATACTCGGCCGCGTGATGTCGCCCGATCTTGGGCTTGCCAACGAGATTGTCTTTTCCGGCCTGACGATCATGATGCTGGTCAGCGCCCTCGCGGGCCCCTCGACCGGCCGCTTGCTGCGGCGCTTCGGCGCGGCGCGGGTGCTGGCCTTGTCATCCGTTGTCATGGCAGCCGGGCTTCTGGCGCTTGCGGCTGCCCAGGGCCTCATCCTTTACATCCTCGCCTGGACGGTCATCGGGCTCGGCGGCGCCCTTGGCCTTTCTGCACCCGCTTACACGGCCGTGGTGGAGCGCGAGGGCATCAATGGAAAGCGCGTCATCGCCATCCTGATGCTCTTCACCGGCTTGTCCGCGACCGTCTTCTGGCCGGCGCTCGCTGCGCTGGAGGCGCTCATCGGCTGGCGCTCCACGCTGTGCGTCAGCGCGGGCCTGCAGCTTCTCGTCTGCCTGCCGCTCTATCTCTTTGGCCTGCCGAGGCCGGCCGCCGCGTCAGAACAGGCGCAGGCCGCCGATGTCGAGCCGGTCGACCTGTCTCCGCTGGAGCGCCAGCGCGCCTTTCTGCTGATGGCGGCAGCCACATCGATCGGGTCCTTCGTCAGCTTCGGGCTCGCGCCCTCTCTCCTGGCGCTGCTGCGCCTGTGCGGGGCTTCACCGGCGCTGGCGCTGCAACTCGGCTCGGCGCGCGGCGCGCTTGGGGTCGCCGCTCGGTTCGTCGATATGGTTCTCGGCCGCCGTGGCAATGCCATCCTCACGTTCTCGATCGGCATGAGCCTTATGCTGGTCAGCTTTCTCCTGGCGATGATGTTCGCCGGAACGCCGGCCGCTCTCGTCGCCTTCGTCGCGCTCTACGGCTTCGGCACCGGCGTCGTCACCGTGGCCCGGGCGCTCCTGCCACTGTCCCTCTTCTCCCTGCGCGACTATGGCCTTCAGGCCTCGCGGCTGTCTTTGCCTCAGAACGTCGCCAACGCGGCTGCACCCGTCGTGTTCACGGCGCTTCTCGATCGCGCCGGAGCGCTTGCCGCGCTTGGCGTCGGAGCGGTTCTTTCGGCGGTCGCGCTCGGTTGCATGCTGTTGCTGAGCGCCTTGGTACGAAAGGCGCATCGCCGCAGCGAGACCTATTCGGTCACGGCCCGCAGCCTCAGCTCGGCCAGATAAAACTTGGTCTTCGGCTCGCGCTTGGTGCGCAGGCTGATGGCGCGCAGGTTCACAAGCACGCTCGCCTGCAGTTCCAGGTCCGCCTCGTGCAACAGCGTATGGACTTGGCCGGCAATCTCCTGCCCCTTCCGACGGCCCTCGCCGTCCGACCAGATTTCGAGCGTCAGCACATGCTCCTCGCCCGCACCCCCATCGGCGGGGATTCCCCGCGTCTCCATCTCGCCGAGCACGATGCAGGGCAGTTGAGGGCGGGGCAGAAGCCGGTCATGCACACCGGCCGGCCCGATCGCCGCGGTCAATGCGGGATCAGATTGCAGCCGTCCGACAATGGCGGCGAGCAGGGCCTGGGCAGCGCTCATCGGGCATCCTCCTCGCATTGGCAGACCAGGTAGCGGCGCGTCTCGTCGGGATCGCGCACCAACCTGATGGCAAACACACGGCTGCCCTTGCGCAACCGCTGACCAGCCGACACGTCCTCACGATAACGCAGCCAGATCCGGTGGCTGATGCTCCCTGTTGCGGCAGCGGCCTCCTCCCCGGCAACCACGAAGGACACAGGCTCGATGCGCGCCCAGACAGACGCCAGCACCTGCCAGCTCAGTTCGGAGCCGCCTTGGCCGTCAGGTGCGGCAAGCGGGGCTTCGAGGTCCAGCCGCGCGGTCATCTGGCCGGGATCGAAGAAGGTGATCATCACAGCCTCCGCATCCTGAAAGGCGCCGTCAGCCGCTCATAGCTGTCCGGAATGCCGGCCGGCTGCTGATCCGGCGCGACCACGCCGCGGAAGGCGAACATATGGGCCACGTGCAGAAGCATCGCCCGCTTCAGCGTGTCGGGCACATCTGTCCCGGCCTCGCCATAGCCGGCCGCAAAATCGATCTCGATGCCGTTTACGGCCTGCCCGGCCACGGGCGGATTCCTCAGCCAGAACCGGGCCGGACGCGCCTCGCCGTCCAACAACTGATCCTCAAGTGAAACATCAACTGCGGTGCCATTTGCATCGTAGACACGAACGTTCTGAATCACTTGCACCGGCGACCTCGCGATCCGGATGATGCCGTCGCGTGGCCAGCGATCCAGATAGAGCCGCCAGGATTGGGAGATGAGGCAAAGCCCCGTTTCCCGCTCCAGATGCTCCCGTGCTGTCCGGATCAGGGAAAGCAGCAGCTCATCCTCGTCATTCTGGTCGAGACGCAGATGGGCCTTGGCCTCGGCAAGCGTCAACGCTTCCGCCTGCGGCGGATCGATCAGGGCATAGGTCATGAGAAGTGCTCCGCGGGGGTGGCGAATAAGGACGGGAGGCGGCCTTCAGGCCGCCCCCCGACGCGTACGCTGAGACGCAACAAACCTTCAGATTTGGAATTTTGAGTAGGAGAAGCGAAGGCGAGCACCGCCGAATACGCCAGGTATCGAGGAGCGGAGCCGAGCTTCGACGCACACAAAAACCAAATATGGAGGTTTGTCAGCTTGCGGCGAACTTCACCAGTTTAATGGCCTCAAAGTTCTGCACGCCGCCGCCCACCCGCTTTGTGGTGTAGAACAGCACGTAGGGTTTTGCGGAATAGGGATCGCGCAGGATGCGTACGCCGGTGCGATCCACAACGAGATAGCCGGAGCGGAAGTCGCCAAAGGCGAGCGACAGGGAGTTGGCACCCACGTCCGGCATTTCCTCGGCTTCCGCGATCGGGAAGCCCAGAAGCGAGGCCGGCTGCCCGGCCGCCACCGGGGGACGCCACAGGTAATTGCCGTCGGCATCCTTGAACTTGCGGATGTCGCTCTGCGTCCTGCGGTTCATCATGAAGGTGCCGTTCTGGCGATGGCCGGCCTTCAGCGAATAGACCGTGTCGATCAGCGTGTCGGATGGGCCGGTCGCCTTCCAGGCACCGACCGCGCCGGTCGCGATATAGCCGAGACTGCCCCAGCTCCAGCTGCTGTCGGCAACCGCGGTGTAGGACAGGAAGCCCTTCGGCTTGGTGATGCCGTCGCCGCGGATGAAGGCGTCGCCTTCCTGTTCCGCAAAGACGATGTCCACCTCCCCGGCAATCCAGGCTTCGACATCGACCGCCGCATCGTCGAGCAGGCTCTGCGTGGCCGCCGGCATGGCGTAGAGTTCCATGGTCGGAAAGGCGAGTTCCGCCAGCTGCGCCGAATTCGTTTGCGGGCGCGCCGCGGCTTCGGCGACCCAGCCGGTCGCGAGCCCGGCGGTGGCGAACGGCTTCTTCAGGACGGAGGTCGAAACCGTCCGGACGGTGGACAGGGCCCGCATCGGCGAGACGGCGGAGATGCGCCGGCCAATCTCGGTATCGGTTTCGGGTGGCACCAGATATCCGCCGTCCGTGCCGCTGCCGGCGGAGAAGGCCTTGGCCTCCATCTCGCGCAAGGCGCCTTCCTCACCACGGCGCACATAGGCGTCGAAGGCGGCCTTGTGCTCTGCCGCTTCCGGCGAGAGTTCCCGCTCACCGCGCCCCAGCGGCGGCCGCGCCTTCTTCAACGCCATCTGGTCGAGGACCTTCTTCTGCTCGTCGATGGCGCGGTTGATGCGATCCATCTTGTCGCGGGTCACCACATCGGAGGTCAGCTTCTGCTCGATCTCGCCAAGCCTGCGGTCGTTGACGTCCTTGAAAGCCTCAAACGCCTCCATGAATTCGTCGAAAGCCGCCGTCATCGTTTCCGGCACGGCCTTCACCTCCGGCGCCTTCCCCTCCGGCGCCACGCGGGTTGCCTGCATGTCCTGCTGCGTCATATCGTTTGTCCCTTGAAGGTTGACCTGATCATCATCTTTGCTGCCCGCCGCATCTGGCGGACCAGCTCGGTTTCCCGGTCCCGGAAGAACCGCGCATTCTTGACGTCGGAGACCCGTGCCGAGGGCAGCATCGGAAAGGTCACGACGGAGATCTCCCACAGATCGGCCTCAAGAATCCGCCGCACGCCTGTCTTGGGGTCGGTGCGGGCACGCACGGTGCGAAAGCCGATGGAGAGGCCGTCGAGCGCGCCGGATTTCATCAGCGCCAGCACCTCCCGGGAGCGGGCGACACCGGGCGAGAGGACGCCTTCCACGTAGAGGCCGCGCGTATCCTCGCGGATCGTCTTCCACGCGCCGATCGGCTCGTTCGGATCGTGCTGGTAGAGCATCCGCACGCCCTGCGGCCCGCGCCCCACCAGCGAGTTCAGGAAGGCGCCGCGCTCGATCCGGTCCTTGCCGAGATCCACCTCGCCGAAGACGCTGGCATAGCCGGCAAAGCTGCCGTCCCCCTTGAGGCCGGACAGTTCGAGATTGGCAAACTTGCGCCCGCTCGGGCCCAGGTTCGAGCGCAACAGGCGGCGTGGCCCGCTTTTGGCGTGCATGAAGATGTTCTCCAGCGATGAATGGGAGGGAAGAGAGTCCGAAAGCGGCCTAGGGCCGATGTCCGGTTCGGGCGCCGTAGCGGCCGGCGATACGTTCGAGAATGCCGAGCGCCCACCAGGCGCAGAGGCTCGCCGCCGCCGATCCGGCCAGCATCTGTTCCGGACCGGAGAGCAATCCCGTAATGCCGAGACGGGCCGAGAGCCACAGGCCGGTCGGTGCGCCGAAGATGAGGCCGACGCTCATTCCGGCGAGGAATCGAGTCGCCGCCTCGCGCCGGTTCTTCGGCAGGAGGTAGATCAGCGAGATCCCCGCGCCCGACGCTGCGCCGACGAGCTTCGCCATCCAGACGCCGGTGTCGTTGCCGATGTCAGCCATTGTTAATCTTTCTGTTTCAGAATCTGAGATCAGCGCGGGTGACATTCTCGGCGAATGCCGCCATGGCGAGCACGAGCGCGGGCATGACGCGCCTGCGGCGCATCACGCATCACTTCAAGAGCGACGATCTTGCTAAGTCCCACCAACCACTTGCGGGCAGCACTTCATGGAGGTGTTACGCCGCTTCAGGTTCTGGATGAAGGGCACATGCCCGATCACACACCCTCATCCGGCAGGTTTCCATCCTTCTCCAGTTCCGGCGGCATCTGTCGGCCATGGCGGATCCGCGAGACCTGCAGTGTGTCGTTCTTGATGCGGTAATCGATGACGTAAGAACCGGAAACAAATCGCCGGCGGCCGTCCAGGACTTCATAGGGAGCACCGGCTTCCGGGTATTCCGCGAGGAATCGCAGTCCATTGCGGATCTGGCCCAAAACCGTGCTGGCAGCGCGAGGGTTGAATTGTTCGAGATACTGTCGTTCATGCCGCAGGAATGCGCTTGCCGCCTTGGACAGAACGATGCGCATCAGGCGGCGTTGCTTTTGGGTTCATCAAGCAATTCGGCAAACAGGGTCTCCATATCAACCGTTTCGCCTCTATCGATCTGCTCCTCACCTTCCCGGATTTCCAGGATATCGCTTCCCTCGTTGAGCAGATAATATTTCAGCGCACGGACAATCACCCAGCTTCGGCTGCGATCCGCCGTCTCGGCGATCTTCTCGATGTCTTCGAGAATGTCCTTCGGCACGCGCAGCGTGATCGGATCGGAAAGCGTGGGCTTCTGGTCGCTCTTGTGTTCGCTCATGGCCGGGCTCCTTGTAATACGGTGTATTACAAATCTACTCCGCGCCGCCCTGTTCCTCAATAGCCGACAGCTTCCCGCTTCTCGTCGTCCGACAGGAATGTCGCGGCGCCGACCCGCGCCCACAGCGCGTCCCGCTCGGCGGCCAGACCGGCAATGCTGTCGAGATCCGGTTCCAGCCTCAGCCTCTCTCCGTAAACCCGGCCCAGCCAGACGGAAAAGCTCGCCGCGGTGCGTGCCACCAGCGGCAGCACCGTCAGCCGGAAGAAGGCGCGGTTGGCCTCCTGATAATTGGCATAGGTATTATCGCCGGGAATGCCGATCAGCATGGGTGGAACGCCGAGGCCGAGCGCGATGTCGCGAGCAGCACCGTTGCGCGCCTCTACGAAATCCATGTCCTTGGGCGAAAGCGCCATGGCCTTCCAGTCCAGCCCGCCTTCAAGCAGCAGTGGCCGCCCTGCATTCACCGCGCCGGTATAGCCTGCCTCCAGTTCCTCCTTCAGCCGCTCATATTGATCGGTCGAGAGATTGCCGCCCTCCTTTGGCTGATAGACCAGCGCGCCGGACGGCCGTGCGGAATTGTCGAGCAGCGCCTTGTTCCAGGCCATGGCGGCGTTATGCAGGTCGAGCGCCGCGCCCGCCGCACTCAAGGGCGAAAGGCCAGCGTGATCGTCGAGCGGGTGGAACAGCTTGAGATGCAGAAGCCCGGCCCCCTCGCCATCGGCGGCGAGCCGGCGCGTGAAGCCGCTGGCCCGGTAGTCATAGCCGATGATCCACCCGTCCCGTCCCTCCACCGCCGAGACCCGGTCCGGCCGCAGCAGATGCAGCTCGCGCAGGTCTTCGCTGAGAAGCAGCGGCTCGACATAGGCGTTGCCGGACAATTGCAGATGTCCGTACAGGGTCTCGAAGAAATCCGGGCCGCTCTGCCGGCCGTTCGGCCGTTTGAGAAGCGCGGCCGCGGGATGATCCGGCAGTTCCTCACGCCCCTCATAGGCAAGCCAGGGCACGGCAGCGGCGGCTTCCGCGATCATGCGGATGCAGCGGTAGGCAACGGGGTTCTTCATGAAGCCGGTCCGCGAGAGCGCCGCATAGGAACGGCCGGACCACTGCGCGGCGCCCTCGCCCGCCATGACCGCAAAGGCACCGGCGATCATCTTGCCCTCCAATCCCCAGCTGCCTGGTTCCGCCGGTGCCTGTGCTTCGCCGGCCGCCGGGCGGGTTTCCGTCACAGGTTCTTGTCCGCCCGGGCGAAATCGCGGCCGACGAAATGGAGATTTCATGTTCGATGTTCCTTCGTCTGAACGGTCGGCCGTGGTCAGGCCGCTGCCTGCGTTTCGACCGTATAGCTGATCGAGGCGTAGTAGCTCTTCGCATAGCTTGCGACGTCAGCGGCGCGGTCGAGACGGTTGATGATCTTGCGGGCGTTGACCCAGTCCGCCTCGTCGCCATGGAAGTAATCGGCGAGGCGCTTGCCTGTATAGGTGCCGGCGATCATGCCATCGATCAGCAGGCGCACGGCGATGTCCAGCTCCAGTGCCCGGTCCGGATCATCCTCCAGCCCGAACTTTGCATAGTTGCTGCGCCCGGTGATCTGGACCAGCCCCCGGCCGCGATAGCGCCAGCCATCCCCGCTCGCCTCGTTGCCATTGCCGAGCCTTCCGCCATAGACGCGATTGGCGATCCGCTCAGGGCGCCGGGCGTAACGCTTGGCCTCGCCCGGCGTGAAGCGGGTCGGGAACACGGCGAGCAGACGCTCAGCGCTGTAGTTCAGGTTCTCCGTCACCGGCTGAAGCGCGCGCCCCGTCTCGTGATAGGCCGTTGCAAGCACATAGGCGAGCCAGCGGTCGTCCTTTTGCGCATGCTCCCGCCCCCAGGCGTCGAGCACGGCTTGATGACCTTCGACCTGCATTTGGGAGAACCCCTTGGGGTAGAGCGTGCTTCCCAGATGATCGAAGAAAAAGCTGCGATTGATGGCCATTCAGGATCCCTCCGTGGGCGTCGTGCTGCGTGCCGGATCAGCGCTTTCGTGCGGCCGGTTGGCCTTCCGTTGGAGCGCAACCCGTGCTCGCGAAAGCCTAAGCGAAGTTTCAATCGGTTTAGAAAACTTAAATCGTTTTAGGCGCTTAACCGCTCGTTTACATTTTCTCCGAGCTGTGGAACCAACGGAAGTGCGCGACGTTTGTGGTCGGCTTTCATGAAGAAACAGGAGATCATGATGATGCAGCAGCCGGTGCAGGCAACCCCTTCCAAACCGATCCCCCAGCACATCCTCGACCGCCTCGAATCCGAGTGGAAGGAAATTCGCGAGCTTCCCGCAAAGCAGCCCGCCCAGCGCTGATCCGCTCTTTTTTTTGGGGGCCGGGCCGCGTCAGATCCCTCTGATGCGCGGCTCGCCCGTCCCGTCCAGCAGCAGTGCCGTTAGAGCCCAGACCAGCGCATCGAGCCGGTCGGGCGAGCGTCCCGAAGACAGACCATCCGGTCCGAAGTCGCACATCTGGTCCTCCAGTTCCGTAAATCGTCCCGCATGGGCCACGCGTCCTTGTTCGTAGAGCGCTGCCACCGGCTCGGCGCGCAGGAATTTGCCCCGCGTCGCCCGCACGCTCGTCAGGGGTAGGACGGCATCCACGCTGCGAAGCATGGCAGCCACCATTTCTCCACCCTGGTTTACCTCCGCTACCACGCGATCCGCCTGGAACCGCCGGAAGGCCGCGACAACGGCCTGCGCCCAGCCGGCCGGGCTCGCGCCCTCGACCGAACAGTCCGCCAGCACCACGGCCCGCCCGTTTTCTTCCAGTCCAGCCACCACGATACCGCAGCAGGAGGCCTCGCCGGCACCGGCAGGCGGATCGACCGCGACCACGATGCGGCGCAGGGGCGATCGGAGCCGGATCTGGCAGCGGTCCAGGTCGGCCCGTTTCCAGAGCGCGTCCTGGCGATCCTCGATCAGTTCACCACCCAATTCCTGCCGGCCCAGTCGGGTGCCCCCATAGCGGGCCTCCAGCGCCTCGACGAAGCCGGGCGACAGATTGCCGGCATTGGATCGCGTCGCGATCCTCACCAGCCGCGTTCCCCCGTGGGCTATCAGCCGCTTCAGGACCGGCACCGGCCGCGGCGTCGTCGTCACCAGCTGGCGGGGAAAGGCGCCCAGCCGCAATCCGAACTGCAGCATGTCGAACGTCTCTTCCGCATGCTTCCATTTGCCGAGCTCGTCGCACCAGGCGAAGTGAAACTGCGGCCCCCGCAGGCTTTCCGGGTCCTCGGACGAGAAGATCTGCGCGATCGTCCCGTTCGGCCAGACCAGCCGCCGACGGGAGATTTCGAACTCCGGCGCCTTGGTGCCCGCGATCCGGCAGATGCCGGAGACGCCGTCGATCATCACCTCGCGGGCATCACCCAGTGTTTCGGCCACCAGCGCGATCCGGAGGTCGGAGCGTCCCTTCTGCGACGCAAGCGCCTGCACCCATTCGGCACCGGCCCGCGTCTTGCCCGAACCGCGCCCGCCCATGATCAGCCATGTCCGCCAGTCGCCTTCCGGCGGCTTCTGCTCGTCGCGGCCAACAATCCCCCATTCCCGCAAATGGCCGGGCTGGAAGCCGTTGAAGACGTCTTGGCCGTAAGCGGTCCCCGTCTCGCCGGCCGGAGAGGCCGGCACGGATGACGCGCTGCCCGGGAGGGCCGGTTGTTCCTGTCGAGAGGAAGAGCCGCTCAGCGCGGCCACAAGCTGCTCGCCCGTGGCGATAAGGGCCTTGCGGTCCCCCTCCAGCGTCGAGGTCACCTTCCGCATCCGTGGATTATGCCTCTTCAGCAGCTTCTGTACCTTCCGGGCTCGCCTTTCCTGCGCCCGGCGGATCTGCCGCTGACTGCGAAGAGCCGGCTCCAGCCCGTCCTGCCCTGTCCTCTGCGGGACCAGCGCGTTGCCATTCGGCAAAAAGGATCTTGGCTCGCTCATGGGCGCGGTCCTCTATCAGTTGCATGAAGCGTGCCTTGGCTTCCTCGTAACCTCCCTGGTCGGCCAGACGCTCGGCATCCAGAGCCCGGTCGCGAGCGAGCTGCCTTTGCAGCGCATCCACCTTCTCCAGCGTCCGGACGATCAGCGACATGGCGTCGGTCGCGGCCTTCACGTCCGCCCGCGCCAGCTTCTGCGCCGCCTCGTCTCCGTCCTGCAAAGCCTGCTCCGCCGCAGCGCGCAGACGCCGGAAGGTCGCGAACTGGTCGCGCATCTCGACCGTCATCTCGTTGAGGAGCCGGCGCAGCTCTTCCGTGGCATCCAGCGCACCTTCGGCCGATTTGGTCTCCAGCAGCACGCTGCGCACCGCCTCGACAAGCGCTCCGTCTGCCAGTTCGCCTGACAATTCGCCCGCGACCGGTGTCGCCGCTTCCGCTATCCCCGAAACGCCGTCCCCATAGGCCCGGCTGTCCGTCCAGATGCCGAAAAGCTCCAAGTCGAAACGGTCGAAGTCATCCAT